ATCAATATACATGTGAAAATTGTTCGTATATTAATACTCCTTTTGGAGCATATTATCCAGATTTTAAATATAATGATAAGTTTATTGAAATAAAATCAACATATACATACGATATACTATATGGACGAAAAAAAAGTAGATGGACGAAAAAATATGAGACAACACAATTAAAAAAAATAAAATGGGTAAATGAAAATATGATGCCTATTGAAATTATTGTTGTTGATAAAAATAATTTAATTTTACATAAACTATAATAAAGTGAGTATTGGAATTTTTGGAAAAATAAGACCCGCAGACGTAAGCGTTGATGACATCGATGTTTATTATAATTACACACCCAATAGGGAGTCAACTAATGATTTAATCTATAAATTAAATTCTTCTGAGATTTTATCTACCAATACATTACCTGTTGATGAACAAATTGTTGGTAATGAAAATCTTTTGGAGGGTCTATATAATATGAGACTACCAGCACAGGTTTTCGGTCAGCTAGGAATATATACGATTTATCTTAAACCAACTACAATTACCACCACTATTGTTGATTGTAGCGTGTTATCCTCGCTACCTAGCGTTAAAGGTATTGTACTTGATGTGAATGACCTACCTGAAGCTCAAAGAGCAAATAACGCCTTACAAGGGTATCGTATTGAATATATTAAATCTGATGGTACAAAGGAGAGAAATGTTGTTCGTTACGTTGTAACAGCAAATAAAGTTGTTCCTGTTAGTGAGAATGTGGGAAATACAACACAAACAGCAATAAGATATAGGTTTGATGATAGTGGTACATTACTTTTCTTACAATTAACACCAAGTAGTTCAAGTGATGTGAAACCAAACGCAAAACCATCAATTGGTAATCCAGACCAACTAATTATTATTTCAAACACATTTTTCTCTCCGATTGTAATTGAAGTGGATATGGTTGAAAATACAATTGATACACTAACAGATTATGTTGCTGGTGAAATGGTGAAAGATGTTGATAATGGAATCTTAACATATTATGATAAAGATAGGAATATCATTAAGCAGTTTAATATCTATGAGATTAAAGATGATGTTGATAATGTTCCGCTCTATGAAGTTAAAGAAGAAAGAACAAATGTGGATTTGACACAGAACTTCGATGATATTATTAGTGATGTTGAATAATATAATTTCACCCAATTTTCTTTTTTTTGTATTTATAAATAAATAATATATTGTGGGAAAGGTAAAAGTAATTAATGGTAGTCTCAATCAGAACCTAAACGGGGGATATTTCAACGATACCCCATCTAACACAATTTTTTCGTTTGGTAGGTTTTTTGTTACATCGAATTTCGATAATAAAGTAACAATTGACTATACCAATACATTAAGTTCATTTGTTCGTCCCGTTACTTTAGAAACAATGGGAGTGTCTGATGTTCAGTCTGAAATCAGTGATTATCATTCCACTAATGCTACTCTTAATCTAGATAAATCTGACCTCAATACTTTTGTTAGATATGGTTCTGCTTATGAATTTTTACGAATAAGTATTCAGAATATCATATTAGCATATCCCGGTAGTTTATTCGCTAACTCACAAACGAACCAAGGTGGTAATGTTACATTTGAAGGACTTAGTTTTGATGAAATTGAAAACATTTGTACGTTCTACGTGCCAATAGCATTCCTTACCAACACATTTGGATTAGTTATTAATAATGGAAATGAAACAATTCCAGATGATAATAAGTTAAAGAATTTAAATCTCTCATATAATAAATATGTTATTTGGTCTAACCTTGAATCAGATATCTTATATCCAATTGTTGAATATACTGGAAACACAGTAGATAGTGCCAATAATTATACTGGAACGTTATTCCCCGTTAGTGATTACCTGAAACTACAAGTAACAGGAAACCCCTTTGAATCATTATCTGGAACCACAGGTAATGAAGATTATCATATTAGACCAAATAACGTTAATTTCGAAGAATTTAGAGCACTACTTAATTCATTCGAAATGAATATCGTTGGGAAAAGAGAGGGTACTAATGGATTCAGTTTCATATTAAAAGACCCAACACAACTTGAAAACGGAAAAATTACCTATTCTGATACTAAAATTCTTTGGAACACTGGTGATAAGTATAATATTGATACCAATACACCAACCTATCAAAACTTTTTGAAGATAGTTTTAAGAATTGGTGCTAAATACGATGAAATTAAAACGGATTTGATTGCTAGATTTCTAACTCCGGCATCATTAAAAGTATATGATTTTACTGATGAAGGTAAAGTTACTAAATTGTTAAGACTTTACGGTAGAGAATTTGATCAGATGAGACAATTCATTGATTCATTAGTATACATCAACAAAGTAACATACGATAAGATAAATAACATTCCCGACCAGTTAGTTAAGAACTTAGCCAATACTTTTGGTTGGGAATATTTCTCGATATTAAATGAGGAAGAATTAGTAGATGGATTTCTTACCGTAGATGATACCGAAAGAGATTTAAATGAAAATATATTACCAGCAGAAATTGACATCGAACTCTGGAGAAGAATTTTAAATAACACCAATTATTTCTGGAAGTCTAAAGGTACTCGTCAGGCAATTAAATCCATATTCATGTTAATTGGAATTCCAGAACCCTTTATCAATATAACTGAATACGTTTATACTGTTGATGGGAAAATTAACCCTAATACCGTAGTTATTCCTCAAGAAGACTTCCCGTCAAACTCATTACCATACGATACAGAAGGTTATCCGATAGCACCTTTAGAAACTAATGATTTCTTTTTTCAGATTAGTGGAAATACTGATAGTGGTCAAGATTATCTAAATGTGTTCAGAAATGCAGGGTTCAATCTCAAACAAACATCAGATAATAAAAAATCATGGATTCAGACAGGTGAAGAAACAAGACAACACTATAGTACACCACAATATTATCAAGAAGATAGTAAGTTAGTAATCAACACAAAAGAGGTTGATATTGCACTTGATACTTCACAAGCTATTGAGTTCAATGTATATGAATACATTCAGAAAGACTTTGCTGCGAACAGTAGTGGATATACAATGCCATATTCATATGTGAATATTTCATTGGGTGCTGATACAAACCCAAATGAATTTCATATCCCAACTGGTTATATGACACAGGGTGATTTTGAAGTTAGGTATAATGGAATATTATTGAATGCACCATCGATATCAGGTATAACTGGTTCAACATTAGAAGCTGATTATATTGTAAGTGGAGATACATTTACCATTCCAGAACTTAGTGGTGGGACAAATCCGGGTGATATTATTCAGGTAACCTTCGTTAATTCAGGTAGTACTGCTAGTCCACTTTCAGGTGTTAGTGTTCAATATATTGTAACTAGAGTTCAGGCAAATGCAACTGGTACATATATTCCATTACCGGAATATCCACGTGGTGATGTTCAAGTTACAATTAATGGAATTGCCCTTACAAAAGGAACATCTCAATTTACTGCTGATTATATTCTCGACCCAGCAAATTGGTCTGGTTCAACTAACAATAGACTTATCATACAAAACCCCGATGTTATTACATTCCTTAATGCAAATCCTGATGTACAAATTGCTCTTATGAAAGTTACTGGAAGTAATAATATTAATATGAGAAGTGAGATCGTGAGGGTTGATAGTTTCAATAGTAGTAAAATTTATTTCAATAATAGTGCAAATAAATATGTTTTCAAGCTCAATTATAAAGTCAATGATGCAAGTGAGGTTAAATTTCTTGTTAATGGTATTGCTTTGGAACCACTTACAGATTATAGTATTAATGTTCAGAACCCCTATGAAATATTCTTACCAAAAGGAATTAGGTATGGTGCAGTAATTAGTGCTTATTATATTGTTGGAGACTATGGTGCATTCACTCCCGTCATTGATGATCTTTTTGGTCTTGGTGATATCAGTCAGTTATCATTCCTTGAGTTCTTAGAACTGATTCAGAGGAAAATGATTAATGCAAAGAATAGAAAAACAGTTACTGACTTTAAAGGTGGTTGGTATCCAGCG